AGCATTTGGTGAATAGCTGAGGAGTTTAACAGTCTGTCTGCAAAAATTCTCGATGCTCGTGTTGTGATGTATTTTTTTGCTACATCTGGGAGTTTGGCAAAGTCATAGAAGTATACAATTTTAGCTTCTAACTTATCAGTAAATACAAATGTTTTATCTGTGAGATTATAGAGTTTGTCATCTCTTGCTACGATATCATTACTTGAATTAGTTATATCAATTCTAGCTGTATCTGTCGGTACATAAATAAAGGTATCGATAGCTGGACTTAGCTCTACTCGTATATCGGTATTGAAATGCCATCCCATAGATTGAACTTCACGGGATACTTCTAGGAGAACTTGCTGTGCAATCGCAACGTCTACCACTTGGTTTCCTGACAGAGTGGATACTGGGCTTTCACCTATCGTTGTTAGGAGAACATTGACCGCTTCGAGTTCAGTCATAGTTGTTGGCTTTGTCATATTAAGTCCTCTAAAATTAGAAAAAAAAGGCCACCCCAATTAAGGGATGACCTATAAAAGTTATGAACTTTTGATTTCTACAGCGCACTCAGGGCGAAGTATTCCGTGACCCATTAAGTACTTAGCGGCCATCAACGTACCTTGATACATGATGTTATAATCTCCGCTTGTCTGTTCGACAGTTAGATCCATCAACTTCACAGTTCCGATAGCTTCTCTATGGAAGACTAGAGCTGTTGTTGTACTGAAGTTACCTGCGTAAGTGTTCTGCTCACCAGTTGCGGCTGATACGTTACTTGAAGGTAGGTTATTGGTCTTCACAATGTGAATACCTGCTACTTTCAATACGTCACCTTCAGCATAAGCACCTTTACCACCCCAGTCACGGTTGATTACGTTAGTGGTTTGGACAAGGTTGTAATACTGCGCTGGTTTAACCAGAGCGTATCTATCATTCTCTGGAACGTCTTTTTCGTCCAACGCTTGAGCCGCATCAAAGATAGCGGCCGCCATGTCAGCACCAGCAGTGCCAGAGTTTGCAGATGTGATTGCAGAACCACCAGAACCACCTGTTACGGTAGTTGAGGCTCTTGCGGCTAGGCCAACAACTCTCATGGTTTGCTCATCGAATTTCTTTCCGAGAGCCATACCAAGTAGTCGAGAGTATTCTGACCTAATATCGTAGTGGTTTTTAGCCTCATCGATATCAGCAATGAATGTATCTGCAATAAGAACGTCATCTATATTGATTACACGTTCTGCATGTTTAATATTTTGAGTACCGAGTAACGGTGTGCCTACAGCATGGTATGCCGCATTAGCTTTGCCCGTTACGGGGAACTGTGCAGACTTGCCTGAAGAAATAGTTCTTGAGACATGTAAGTCTGCCATTACGTTGTTTTCTGAGAATGCAGTAAGAACTTCGTTCCCAAAAACCTTAAGAAAGAGAGCGTTCTGTTCAGCGTAGTTTGCTACTGCACCGTTAACCGAACCCAGTCTTGAAGGGGTTGCGTTAGCCATTATTAATTTTCCTTGTAAAAGTAATTTTTAAAACGACTTTCTCTAAGGACATCATCGAAGTTGTCAGTCGCAACTGGCCTCATTTCTGTATGTTAGTAGATAGTCCAACTGCCTAAAGAGGCATGTTATTTTTTAAATATTTGAACGTCCAATTTTAGCTTCAATATCACTTCTGTAAGCTGAGTCTTTCTTGTAGCGAGGGTCTTTCATGGCCTCCACTACTTCTGCTGTAGACCTAAAAGCATCTCTAGTGATACCCTGTGGTTTACCTTGAACGAGATTTGGTTCTGAACCTTCGGCACTTTCACGCTTAGACATCAGCCATTCAACTGCCATCTTCGCATTATCCGTACTTCCAGCTACCATAGAATTGTAAAGCTCTAACTCTTTGGTAGGCATATTATCTTTAGCCCAACCAGTTAGGTCATTATATCCTTCGTCTCCACCTACAATATCCATTACTGCATTAACGTCAGCAGTCTCACTAGATTTTACTCCAGCAAGATAGGTATCAACCATTTCTTTTGGATATCCCATCTTTTCTAATTCACTAAAGCTGTCTTCTGAGAGTTCACCTTTAGCGGCAAATTCGTCAGAGAACTTAGTTAGTTCATTATTAGAGGTAGTAGGGGGTTCTTCAGTTGAAGCCTCAGGTTCTGCTGGTGCTTCTTCTTTATTTCCAGATGAGAATTTCTTCTCTAATTCAGTATAAGACTTTGCCATATCTTCAGCAGACTTAAACTTCTCTGGGAGCCACTCTGGTCTGTCTTGGTTATCCTGACTAGCTTCCTCGATTGGAACTTCAGGGCCAGTTTCAGGCTCTTTAAATGTAACAGAGTTTTCAACCATTAAAAATCTTCCCTTGTAGTTTTAGGACGAGTTAAAATTGCTGGAGAAGCTAATCGACCAACTATGGTCTTAGAGTTCTTACTAGCTTCTACTTCTTCTGTTTCTTTATTGTCCGTCTTGTTGGGACTTTTGGGCTTCGACATATGAATTTCCTAGTTGTTTAGCCCCTTCCTGCATCACGCTTGGCCCAGCCGCTTGTGCTAACTGTGCCATTTGAGCTTGTTGCTGTTCTTGAGCTATTTGTTCTTCTGATTTTATTAGACCTTCGGTATCTATTCCAAGTGCTGTAGCTCTTCTCTTTATGTAGTCTTGTAGGTTTACATATTGAGATAGAACTTCTGGCCCTAGAGCCTGTGTCATTCCTTGAATAAATAAGTCTAATTTTCGTAAGTCATGTCCACGACCTAATGCTTCCATTCCAGTAACGATTGTAGGTTTAACTAAATCTTTAGGGAGTTCTGGTAGCTTCTTGTCTTTAGTAAGGACAACGATTTTACGATTAACATACGGTAGCTGAAACTCTTGTGAGAGTATTGAATAAATACCACTAAGGGTATCCTCAAGTTCTCCTGCCAGATATCGTATTTCTTCTGCGGTTACTCTCTCACCATTTCGTTGAACTGATGATTGGAGCATGAACTGTTGAGATAGTCTCTCTTCAATTCCCTGCATAGCTTGGTAGGCAACTCTGAAGTCGTTAAACTTGTCCATCTGTAGGACAGAAACGTCATCACGGTTACCTTCAACTATCGCACAGTTATCTGCCTGAGCGATGGTTCTCATTCGTGTAGTTCCGTTTGGGTTCACCATGAATAATACTTTAGCGGCTGAGGCGGCTCCTTCTACAATCGCCTGAGATAATCCCTCTAGCGACCTGAGGTCACCAAGTAGTTCTTCTACGAACCCTCTGCCATAATCTTCACCATCTATACGGCTAAACCTTAACGGTAAAAACGGTACATTGTCTGGCTTATATTTACCCCTAGAACCTTTAATAACAGTTCCTTTTACTTCCTGATAAACATGGAAGAAATTATTCTTACGTTCAACATGAGTAAAGATTTCTACGCTTCTTTCGTCACCTTCAAGTTTGCCAGCTATCATAGATGCTGTCTCACCATCGAGTGAATTAGGAGATACCTGTTCAACACAAACAATCTCTAGCACTTCACCATTAGGCGCACGGTTCACAACGTAGCTGTCTAGGTGCATTACACGTATCTTTTTAGCACCAATTTGAAGGAGAACATTACCACCTACAATAAGATGCTTTAATGCCTCATGTACCGCAACTCTATCACCTGAGCTTTCAATCTCTGACATAACTGCACGTTCATATTCTCCGAGCTGTTTCTCAACATTAGTCCTAGCTTCTGGGTCTTGTGACATTTCACTTAACGTATAAGGCTCGACCATTAGTCGAAAGAAAGGAGAGTTGGGTGGTAGGAGAGCTAGGCTCAATTTTGAGGCTAAGTTATTAACTCCTCTTGCACCTATGCCTTGATAGGGTTGATACAGCTCACTTCCTTCACCAAAACCATCTTGGGGAATGAGAGAAGGGATTGTAAGTTCAGAGCAGTCTCTAGCTCTTGAGAGATAGTTTTGCCGTGTATGTTCAAGAGAACGGTATCGAGCTTCGGCTGTACCATCCATATTCTAATCCTTTATGTAATTTGTAATCCCGTGGCTCTATCCATTGATGAAACCGTAGGGTCTAAATCAACTTTAAGCTGACTAGTTCCTTTTGCTTTTTTAGATACACCACCTTTTTCAACACCGTCAGTCGCATCGGGGTCGTACAAATTAGTCATTACTGGGTCTACGGCTTTTGGTGCGGCCGCTGGTGGTGGTGGTGCTGGGCTAGATCCTCCGAAACACATATTTTATTCCTTATTTTTTGAAAGTTGTTCTTCTTGCATGGTTATTAAAAAGTCTACGATTGACCTCTGGCCACCTCGAAACATTAACTGTTCAATAGCTTCATGTGAGTGGGGTGATTTGTGCGGAAATCGCTCTTGTAATTCTTTTATTAATTCGTCTGAAATATATGGAAACATTTTATATCCTCTATAGTGCAACCTTTTATAGGCCAGCCTAAGCTGACCTATAGTTTCGTCTAGTTTCCGCAGGTTCCACCTGAGCCAGAAATATCGCAGATGTCGTGAGCCTCAATATGCTCCTCGAACTCTTCGCCTAATTTCTCTCGTGCTTCAGTGTAAGGTACGGATGTTAATGGTTGGCCGCCTCTGCTTCCATCTGGATAGCAGGTGAAACCACGCAGTCTGCTGGCATAACTCGCTAGTGTTTTAGCAAAGTCTTCAACAGTATTCTCGTTGTTAAGTTTGTCTCCCCAAGCTGGGAGATTTATTGTCGAACTAATGCTCATGTCTACATAGTCTTGAACATCAGCTTGGAACTTCATTCTGCGTTCATAATCAGAAGCTAAATCTAACGCACTTTCGATTTCGTCAGGGTCAGTTCCATAGAGGTCGATAAGTTCTTGAGCCGCATTATCTACTACATACTGGTAGACCCAGCGTGTATTGCCTTTAAGGTATCTACGTTTGTAGGCAACGGCAAAGATAGGCTCGATACCTGTAGA